ATCAACTCCAATTTAAAATTTTAAATTAAATAAGAGATTTTGATACAATAGAAATGTTGACCTTAATCAAAACCGTAATGTTCTTGAACATATGTTGTTTGATTATGATAGTGGAGTCCAATGAAGTACAATCCCGCGTCAGACGCGAGGGATTTGGACCATGGGAAGCCAATGAAGCCTGGGATGAGAAGGGAAAGAGTAATGTCTTCCCCGTCATCAAGGCTCTCGTGGACGTAGTAGTTAACGAGACCGTAGCTTTTGAGAAGGCTGTGAACGCTGGCATTGCTGTTGCTGAGGAGATTGTGGAAGTTTTCGAACATCCCTTTAAAGAACTCAGTAAGACATATGTTGGCTGGGCTATCCTTCTATCCGCCGGTATTTGCGCTGCTAGTATATTTTTGAGAGTCTCTATCCCATTGCTTAGATTCTTGTGGAGCGTTCTCCTTCTAGTATTCAACTACGTGTGTGCCCCCATTTATCGCCTGTGTGTAAGCTCAACTTGTTGTATGTACCTTTGCGCCTTGAGGCCTTTGGTTATTATGCGCAATGTTGTACATCGCAGGAAAATGGAAAGAGAAACCCGTAGAAGAATGGAAATATACAAGCCCTCTGAAGAGATACAGATGTTGAAGAAAACAATGTCTGCTGTTTACACAGATGATAACGGCGTTTATTTGCTAGCAGATGAGAACCACAGGGTTTACCTACACCCGGAAAGACAAACTGAGGATTTTCTGATGATGAAGTCACTCAGCTGTGCTAACAGAGATAAAAGCACTACTGTTGAGACCATAAAGGAATCCGTTTTATCCACGTCAAAACTGTACAAAATAGAAAAGATACCTGATTTTCAAGGTACCTTTGAAGTGGACGGGAATTTGATAGGACACTTTTCTAGGATTAAGTTTAATGGCATAGACTGCTTATTGACCGCATATCATGTGCTGGATTATAACAGGACTGCTTTGATAAACCTTAGGAAAGGAGACAAATGCGTAAAGCTCAGTTCGATCGCGGCCAATGTAGTTGCGGCTTCGCGCACAGAACATCTTGACTACCTGATTCTTTCAATTCCCTCATGCGTGTTTTCCACGTTAGGGATGAAAATCGGAGTCTGGACATCAAGAGTGCAACCTAGAGAGCCCATACAGATAAACCAATTCTACGAAGGTAAACCCTGCGTATCCAGCGCTGCTATTAAGCTTAGCGCAGAAAAGTCGTGGCACGTCAATTATGCAGCAAGCACGACTGTAGGAACATCTGGAGCCCCCATACTAGACAGTAAAAACCGTATAGTGGGAGTGCATTTAGAGCATGACTCAGCTATTAAGTTGAATGTTGGCGTTATACCGCCTGTTTTTAGGATGAATAAGAAAGAATCACCTACTAACGAAGATATCGCACAAGGTCAACCTGAGATGGTTGAGTATATCCCTGGTAATGAGGAATATTACTCACGCTTTGAAGCTCCAGAGACAGATTACGATGAAGATATGGATGATTTTTCCGAGATGGAGGCACATGAGTCCTTTCTCTCTAACCAAAAAGATTCCCTAGGTATCTACAAAAGTGGCACTTCTTGGGGAGAATTTATGGAAGATTTGGACAAATCTGTAGCCGAGGATATGTACGAGAAGTACGGTGAGAGATACCACGTGTATAAAACAGCTTCCGGAAGAACTGGCTCCAATATAAGGGCTAGAATTAAAGGAGGACGCTACCGAAAGGAAAGCCCGTGGACATGCTCCCAATGTGCTTGCGTGCAGAACAAGGGCTATCGATGCATTAATTGCGGATATGCGCTTGTTCCTCTCGATAAGAAAAGGATCAAGAAGATTGAGAAAGGTGCCGCTGTGGCTAGAACAGTTTTAGAAGATAAATTTCCTGCAGAAACGGTCACTAAAATTATGGATCAGGTCACAGAAGACACGTTGGTTAAAAAGATTGCGTTACAAGTAACGGAGATGCTTATATCGGCCGGTGGAACAAATTATATTTGCAGCGAACATAAGCAAGGTACTGAAATTAAACAGGACCTCCGAACAGGCTTGTATCCTGATCTGCCTACTTACAAGGAGATACCGATGGAGAAGAAATTGGTTCAATTCCTCCGGACCGAGCACCCCACCGCTCCTTTGCGGGTAGACGAGGACGACTCTTTTCACATAGCTACCGCTATTCTAGAAGAAGGGAAAGACTATATAAATGATGGTTTAACGAAAGTTAAAGCTCATGTAGCGAAAGTAAAACCCGTGAAGGGAGCAGCTTTGGCTCAGAGGACTGCAGCGAAAGTAGATCCTAAAAAGGAGACGGCTTTGGCTCAGAAAACTGATAGTAAGCCAATTCTTTCGAAATCCGCTAAAAGAAGGCTGAGAATTCAAAAGAAGAAACAAGTCTTGAACGCTTCGGAGTCTGCGGTTCCTTTAAACTCCCAAGCCCCAGCGATGTCTGGGGCGCCTACTACCAGTGGTTTGAGCAAACCATCCCTTTCTCAGAACAATCTGAAGAGATCGGAAGGAGTGACATCATTTTCACAGGAGCAGGACAAAGGAAAGAAACCGCAAAGTGGAAAGCAGCTTGCGCCAAAGAGCCCAGCTTCGCAAAATACGCTTGGCCCCCGAGGGGAGCCGAGGCCGAAAAGCGCAGCTTTAGGCTCCAATGCGACAAACATATTGTGAATTTCAGAGAGCCTACCCTCTCTGAAATCGAAGAGTCCGACCAACGGATCCTACCTCAATACTTACAACATACTTTACCTCAATATCTTGAAACCTACGATCGCGAAAAGTGGAGCGCAGCTATAGATAAACTCAAGGATGATATTAAAGCCGAAGCTAGCCCAGGAGTCCCTCACGCTAGGATCGCCAAGCGCAACGATAAGCTAATGGAGATTATGGGCGAGCGCCTTAATGATATCGTACTTGATAGAATCGAGTTGATCCTCTCCACTCCTATTGACAAATTAAAGACCATGACTAGGAAGGAGCGACTTGACCGTAACTTGATGGATCCTGTGAGAGTTTTCGTAAAGAACGAACCTCATTCACTGGACAAAATCAAAACTGGCCGGGTCCGACTGATTATGTCTGTTTCTCTTACTGACAAAATAATAGAAATGTTATTGTGCAGGCACCTGACCAAGCTTGAGATACAAAATTGGAAGGACATACCGTCTAAACCCGGTATTGGTTTTACTGCGTCGGACAGTGCCAGTGTTTACGCTGACGTAGTCGGATGCGGTTTACCTATGTCCTATGCCGATATATCGGGCTGGGATTGGGGAGTGAAACAATGGCAAGTAGTAGACGCTGCCAAGTCCACGATTCGACTTGCTAAGAGCCGTTCGCTTGTTTTCGAACACCTGATGATAGCTAAAGCGTACCTAGAGACTGAATCAATTTACCAGTTCTCAGATGGTACCTTAGTGCAACCCCTTTTTAAGGGTATTGTTAACTCAGGGAAGTTTCGCACAAGCCGAGACAACTCTTTTATGCGAGTTAGAATTGCAGATTTGATTGGATCTCGCAAAACCATTGCAGCCGGCGATGATTCTGTGGAAAACACAGTAGAAGGAGCGGTGGAAAAGTACTTAGAGTATGGAATACGCTGCAAAGAATACCTTCCCGTCAACGACTCTTTTGAGTTTTGCAGCCACTACTACGGGCCTAACATATGCTATGCTCTTAATAAGGAAAAGATGGTTATGAATCTCTTGCATCAAGAACCAAAAGACTTCTTGGAATACAGGATGTCTATGGTAGGCTTTGAAGCTGAATTAGAGACTAGACCAGACTATCAATCCATTTTGGAGCTAGTAGAGTCAGTGGGCTATTATGAGGTGGAGGGGCCTCATTATTTATAATGGATCAACGCAAGAACAACAAAGCTGTTAAGCAGGCACAGCAAAATAAGCCTGCATCGTCTGTGTCGAAGAGCGCTAAAAGAAGGATGAGGTCCCTGCGAGCAAAATCGAGTGTCTATGCCACCAGCAATGCTGGTATGAGCGCAGGCCCTATGGTTCAGGCTAGGGGGACCGCGCCTATCACAGGCAAGACCGCTTATAACCAGGCCGTTAAGTCAATGGTCAGAGCAGGTAAGCTGTCTATGTCTGATGATGGAATGTCTTTCCTGAAGTGCGCTTTTGCCCCGCCTGACTTTGCCAACAGCAATGTCAGAGGAGTTCCTGATGAATATCAGGGTAAGAGCCTAGTGAAGAAGCACCGTTTGGTTGTTTCCCAGGCTTTCGCTGAGGCTCACCAAGATTATTATTTCCTGGTGTTGCCCACTCCTGGTTACGCCTATTGGACTGCGACCGTCGCCGCTGGAAATCCCATAACAGCTACAACTGTTTTCAAGGGAGTTCCTTTCTCCGACTGCGCCACTTTCTTTAATTCAGGCGGAGTTGCGGGCAATAGCACCGCCGATATCGTTGACAAGTTCAGGTACGTCTCCAATCATTTCGAGCTAGTCCCAACGGCTAACCAAATGACTTGGAGCGGAAATGTACAGTGCTGGAAGTTTCCCGCCGCCCTTTTTATTCGACAGAATAACATGGTGGGAGGTCCACAAGCTGGCAACCTTTGGTCTATCTCAGGTTTCCAAGCTCTGAACGCCACCAATGCTGACCAATACACCGGGCCCTTTAATCTCGGAGTCTATGCTGGAGCCTATAACACAGGAGCCAAGTTTGACTTCTCACAGATTTTAGAGTATGTCACAGCAGTCCCCACTCAACCTTTTGCCAATCTGGGAGACTTCGGTCAACTCAGCGCGCCAATTGATGGTTTCACTGGTTTCGATAACCAGTTTGAGAGCATGGTTGTAAAGGTTACAGGAATGGGAGCTAATGTAGGCAATACGGCCGTAATAAAATCGTGGGCCTGTGTAGAATATCAAGTCTTACCTGGCAACGGCTATTACGAATTCCAGACAACCTCGCCTTGCGACAGAGTCGCACTGGACCTTTATAGGAAGATAATTAATCAGCTTCCTCCGGGAGTGTCCTTTGTCGACAATGACAGCTTTTGGCAGCGGGTTTTACAAATAATCCGCCAAGTTTCTGGCGGAATGTCTGTTTTGCCTGGGCCGTACGGTTTGGCAGCGGGTGGTGTTAACAAGATCAGCGACGCTCTGGAGCAGATGTTCTTTTAGACCCTTCTGATACGGATGATAGCAAGGAAAAGCTTATAAACCCT